GTACTTCACCTACCCCTACTCCTACGTTGACCTCAACACCAACTCCTACTCCTACTTTAACACAAACAAGTACTCCTACAACAACACCTACATTAACCTCAACACCAACTTTAACTCCAACCTTAACTCCGACAGCTACAGAACCTTGTAATGCTGCTGATTATTTATTATTGAATGAAACTGCAAGTCCTATAAGTTGGACTGGTATAGATTGTAGTGGTAATGGAGTTGGAGGTACAATAAACGGAGGACAACAAGCTAGTACTGGTTGTATTCAGGTTGGTAGTTTAGTAGAAGGTTCATTAACAATAGTTTCAACAACCCCTTGTTAAAATGAGATTATCAGTAAGCCCTACCCCATCAAACACACCGAGTAATACTCCAAGTGTTACACCAAGTGGAAGTCAATGCCCTACTCCTACCGCTACAACAACTCCTACTTTAACACCTACATTGACACCAACCCCTACTTCATCACCTATAATAGTAGAATTTTTATTACAGGAAGATGGGTCATTCATATTACAGGAAGACGGGGGACAAATAATCATAGAATAACTTAATGTGAACGATTTAGAATAAAAAAATATTTTTATATGAAAGAGTTGATGAGAATCGTTAAAGAAAAAATAAATAATGAAATACTTTTAAGACAATCATTTTGGTTTATTTCTAAAGAAATAAAGAACAACCCTAAAGTGATTAAGAAGGTAGAAAAAATGCTACAATAATGGCTAAAAAAATAGAATTTGTATTTGACTTTGAGAGTAAGGACGTTCAGATTGCATCTGAGAGGACATTGACCCTTGCACAACAAGTTAAAGTATTAAAAAACGAACTACAAAAAACAAAGGAAGGAACTGCTGAGTTTGAAATACTTAGAAACAAACTCAACGATACTCAAGATAGTTTCGAAAGGGTAAATTCAAAGACTAAAGACTTATTTGGAACATTATCTTTGATACCAGGTCCTATAGGTGATATTGCTGGTAAGTTGAATGGTACTTTATCTTTATTTAAAACATTCAGTGGTTTTAACTTCAAGGACATAAAAACACAGTTCATAGACATTATTGATGATGTTAAACTTGTTGGTAGTAGTTTTGCTAAAGCAACTGGTTTAAGTAAGGTGTTTGCAGCAACAACTACTGGTGTATCTAAAGCACTAAAATTAGTTGGTATTGAAGCCACAACAGCTTCATTCGGTGTTAGAGCGTTTAGTGCAGCTTTGATAAGTACAGGTATAGGTGCAATAGTAGTAGGTTTAGGTTTATTAGTTGAAGCATTCATAAAGGCAGGAAATGAAACTGATATCTATAAAGAAAAATTAGAATCATTAAACAGAGAAATAGAATTTAATAGGAACGCATCAAAAAGAAGGGCTGCTGAAGAAATAGCCGAGGCAAAATCTAGAGGTGCGTCAGAGGAAGAACTAGCGGCAATTAGGAGGAAAAATAATTTACAAACAATAAAGGACTTAGAGAATGAAAAAAAGATAAGGGATGCTGAAGCAACTAGAACTGCATTAAATCAGAAAAAAGAACCTGAAGCCTATAAAGCAGCGAGGGAAGCACAAATTAAAATTGATGAAGACATAGCTAATGCTAGAAGTCAACTCAGAATAGATGACTTTAACGAACAAGAAAGATTATTGAAGAAAGGTCAGGAACTAGCAAAACAAAATGCTGACAAACAAAAACAACTTGACGAAAAAAGAAAGCAGGAAAGTAGACAATTTAGACAAGAAGAAGCTGACGCTGAACTTCAACTAATAAAGGACTCAGAGGCTACAAAAGAAGAAGAACTTAGAAAGGCATTACAAAAACAATTTGCCATCAAAAATGAAGGTAAAAAACAAAGTGTAGCTGTTCAAAAGGCACAAGCTGCAGAAATAGAAAGAATCGTCAAAGAAGAACTTGAAAAAGACAAAAAAGCTAATCAAGAAAAAGAAAAATTAAGAAAGGACTTTTTAGATAAAATTAAGGAAATACAGATTGCAGGTATTGCTGATGAAACACAAAGGGAGGAAGCACAACGAAGGGATAAGTTCGAAAAAGATAAAAAGGCTTTAGAGGAAGACACACAATTTAGAAAGTTAAACAAGTTAGCACAAGCCGCAATATTATTACAACTAGAACAAACACTAAATAATGATTTAGCAGAAATAAGGAAAAAAAGACTAACCAAAGAACAAGAAGACGAAAGAACTGCTTTAAATAACCAACTTGAAATAATCAAGAACCAGTATATGTTCTTGAATAAATTTAGTGAGGAGTATTTTTTAGCTAGAGAACAAGAACTTGAACTACAAAGACAGAACGAACTTATAGGTGTTGAGGAAGGAAGTAAAAAAGCCTTAGAAATAGAAAGGAAATATTCAGAACTGAGGAAACAGTTAAAACAGGAAGAAACTGCTGCCTTAGGTCAACTTATAGGTGCTACACTCGATTCATTTGCTAACTTGGGTAATGCTATTGCATCTACCTATGACGAGGAAGCAAAGACATCGGAGGAAGCATTCAACAAAAGAAAAAAACTACAGAAGGCTACTGCTTTGATATCTGCAGCTTCGGGTATAGTTCAGATATTAACACAACCTTCAATATTACCTTCACCAGTTGATTGGATTGTTAAAGGTGTAAATGCTGCAGCCTTAGGTGTAGCAACTGCCGTACAAATAGGTAAGATAAATGCAACCACATTCGAAGCTCCAAACTCAGGTAATACTGAACCAAGAAAGTTAGCATCAGGTGGTATTGTTGTAGGACCTGGCGGTCCTAAAGACGATAAAGTACCAACTTTATTATCTAATGGTGAAAGTGTAATAAATGCTCGTTCAACAGAATTATTCAGACCATTACTATCTACAATAAACCAAATAGGTGGTGGTAGAAAGTTTGCTAATGGTGGTATTGTTTCTTCAAACTATACACAACAACAAGCATTAAACGAGGTTAATTCTACATTAGGTTTGAACTCTGAAACACCTATAAAAACTTATGTTGTAGCGACTGATATGACATCACAACAGATGTTTGACAGAGCACAAAAATCACGCTCTACACTATAGTTTTTAACGAAATAAACTATTTTGATATTTATTAATAATGACTCCAAAAATCATAGAATTAATTATTGAAGACGGGGATGATGAAGGTGGGTTAGATGGTATTGCTTTGGTTGAGTTACCAGCTCACGAAGCAAATTTCGAATATTTTTCACACGAAGATACACCAACACATTATGTCTTATCTGATGAAGAAATACCAAAGGTATTACAGATGTTCCAAGCTTACGGAGAATCACAAGGTTCTTTGGAAGAACAAGGGTTCATTCTTCATTCAGTAGTGGAACTAAATAGACAGGAGTTCCAAATATTAGCTGACCCAAATGCTCCCTCAGCTCAAGATACACCTGATGTAAAGTTCAGATACAAGTATGTAGGACCTCAAGACCAGAAAAACAGAACATTCTGTGCGGAAATGATGAGAGCTAATAGAGTTTTTAGAATCGAAGACATTATTGAAATGTCTAATCGTTCTGTTAACCCTGTAGGTCCTGATGGTTATGATATATTCACTTGGAGAGGTTCATATAACTGTAGACACAGGTGGGTACAACTTATCTATAAAAACCCTGGTACTATCATTAATAAAGCAACCGTTAGAAAAGGTCTTATTGATGAGGACGGTATGCCAGGTCCTGATACTAGAACTACTGCTACAATCGAAGCAGGTAATACACCTCCAAGAACGGGATTTGCGGCATCTAATCCTGATGTTAGTGCATTGCAACCTTATGTCGACCAAGTAACAACTGAAGTCGAAAAAGAACCGGTATTGGCAGCTCAGGAAGGTAACATCAACGTATTAGGTTATCTTACTCGTTTTTTCCATCTATGTCCTGGAGCATTAGAATTGTTCCAACACTTGATGTCAATGCCATTAGATGAAGAAACACAAGGTATGGTTAGAAGTGCAGCACAGGTTGCTGATAACGTATTCAGAATTGAAGACGAGGTTATTAAGACAGGTTCTGCCACATTAGATGAACTAATACAAGCACAGATATTAGTTGATGATTTTAAAGATATTATACATGAAGTCGATGAAGAAGTTGGTATGGTTCATAGTACAACGTTTATGGATGGTCATATCATGAAGATAGGAGAACTAGTCCAACAAGAAATGGCTGGTTTGGAAGACGCATGTTGGCCTGGTTATGAAGCAATAGGAACTAAAGAACTTGATGGTAAGGAAGTTCCAAATTGTGTTCCAATAAAAGATGAAATGTCAGATGATGGGTCTTATTTTATCGGTGAGTTTGCTAGCTATGATGATTACCCTGAACTTATACGTAAAAATGCACAAAAGGCGTTAGATTATATTGAAAGAACCGGTAACCCGAATAACTGTATGACTCAGGTTGGTAAAGTCAGAGCACAGCAGTTAGCTCAAGGCAAACCCATTTCAATAGAAACTGTGAAACGCATGAAGGCTTATATCACAAGACATCAGAAAGACCTACAAGCAAGTAAGTCATATGACGATGGTTGTGGGTTATTAGCTATGGATGCTTGGGGTGGAGTTGAAGCTCTGCCTTGGGTTGAAAGGACAATAAGTCAGTACGAAGAAATGAATGCTGATACAGAAATGGTTTTTTCAGTATTTAATAATGAACAAAGGCTTGTAGTAGGTCCTGCTATGATACCTGATAAGATGATTATTAGGAGAAATGAAATAACAGGAAATATTTATTATGTCTACTTTACATCTGAGACCATCAAAAAACTACAACAGAAGTTTATGATGGAAAAATTGCTTGATAAAACAAACATCGAACACCAAAGAAAGTTCTTAAAGAATGTTGACGTTGTTGAGAGTTGGATTGTTGAAGACGTTGAAAAAGATAAACAACAAGTATTCGGGATGAGTTATCCAAAAGGTACTTGGATGATATCAATGAAGGTTAACGATGATGAAACTTGGAGTAAAGTTAAGGACGGACAACTTAAGGGTTTTTCAGTTCAAGGTTACTTTTTAGAAAAAGCAAAGTTCACCTCACAGAACGAACTATTATTAGAAGAAATAAAAAACATTCTCAAACAAGTTATATGATGAACTACCGAGATGCTATAAGAAAAATAAATAAACTATTTGGTTTCCAAAAGTTTAACTCCTACAAATTAAAGGACTCAGACCAAGAACTAGTATTACAAAATGACTTGGCTGTTGATGAACCTGTCTATATCATAACAAATAACGGACAGTTACCTGCAAAAGATGGTGAGTATTTACTTGAAGACACAACCAAAATAAAAATTCAGGACGGTAAAGTCCAAGAAATAAAATACGATATGGAAAAGAAAGAAAGCTTCGTTGAAGCCGCTTTGAAAGATGGTACAATCGTTAAGTCAAATACATTCGATGTAGGCGAAGAAGTCAAAGTTGTAAGTCCAGATGGTAGTGAAAGTCCAGCACCTGATGGGGAACATGAGTTGTCCCTCAAAGATAGTGAAGGAAAAGAAGTACTTATCAAGATTATCACTAAAGACGGAAAAATCGTTGAACGTGAGAATGTAGAACTTCCTAAAGAAGAAGAAATGGGCATGGTTCCAGAACTTTCTGAAGGAAACGATATCATTGATAGCGAGTTCAAAAAAATTATGATGGAGAAAATAGATAGTCTAGTCTCCAAAATCGATTCTATTGCTGCAGATTATGAAGATATGAAGAAAAAAGTATCTAAGTTCTCTAAAGAACCAGCAGGTGAGCCGGTTAGACAATCAAAGAACGTAATTTCTGAATATGAAACTGTAAAAAACAACCACATTCAGCAATTAATAAACATCAGAGCTAACGCGATGAATAAAAAATAAAATAAAACAAAACCAAAAAACTATGGCAAATAAGAAATATGATTTCGGTTTTAATCTTTCTTCACTTCAAACCTACACAGATGAGGTTGGTGGAGAGTTGATTAGAAGAGCTATACTTGAGGGTGAGACTGCAAAAATCATTAAAGTACAACCAGGTATTAAAGGTTCTCAGGCAATCAACTTGCTTGACTCTACTTTGGTAGTACAAGACGGTACGTGCGGTTGGAACTCAAGTGGTTCTACAACTTATACACAGAGAGATATTGCTGTGTGTAACTACAAAGTGAATGAAGCTTTGTGTCCTGCAGACCTTAACGACTATTGGTTAGGTCAACTATTAACTCCTGGTTCATACAATGAAACAGTACCTTTCGAACAGCAAATCGCTGAGTTGAAGACAGCACAGATTTCTCAATACATTGAGAACTTAATGTGGCAAGCTTCATCTGCGACTACTTGTTTCTCTGGTTTCAAAGAACTTTTCGCACAAGATGGTTCAACTGAATCAACTGTAACAGGTGGTATCGTTGTAACAGGTCAGTCAGCAATTTCTTCTGTTTCAGCTTTGACTCAGGTAGATGCACTTGTTGAACAAATCCCTGACGACGTTGTTGATAGAACTGACTGGGTTGTTTTCATGTCTCATGCAAACTACAGAAAGTACTTAATCAACTACAGAACTGCTAACTACTACCACTTCAACCCTGAGAACTCATACCAAGACTTTAAAACCTTCCATCCAGCAACGAACATTCTTGTTCATCCAGTTGGTGGTTTGAATGGTTCTAACCTTGTAGTATTAGCTCCAGCAGGTTATATGGTAATGGGTGTGGACTTGATGTCTGATTCTGAAACACTTAAGATGTTCTACTCTGTTGACTTCGATGAAGTTAGATTGAGAAGTAACTTCAAAATCGGTGTTCAGATTGCATGGCCTCAGTTCGTAATCACAAACGGTCTTTCTTAATAAACACAAACTAAAAATTAAAACACTATGAGTTTATCAGCATGTTATGTAACTTCAAACATCTGTAAGGGATGTAGAGACAATGTCGGTGGTATTCAAGCCGCATATGTAATAGCTGGTTGTGTAACTGGTACAACAGTGGATGCTGATGGTA